AATAATTGCTGAAGGATTAATCTTTTGAACTTCACTAAAAACAGGACCAGTACTCATGGTTCAAACACCTCTCTAAACGTAGCCTGTATCGTGGCTCTGCTTAAATATGGTATTGATTTAGTCCATTCCTCACAAACAAACTGAGAAGAACTTGCTTCCCCAGGTGGTGTAAAAGTAAAGCTGGCACTATCATTTGCTCTCGCATCAAGAAAAGTTTCTATCGTATCTGCATCTGACTCTGATACTTCAAAGGTTAAATTAAATATTTTTGGATTCTGATGTTCTGCTAATCCAAATAAAATTCTGTGTTCATAACCATCGGCAAAGCGAACTGTGCGTGTTAAAGGTTGTGAGCTTTTTTGCTGTCCGTATTTAGGGTTGATAGAGGGAAAGGTAGCCATTATGCAAGTAAACCTCCAGGTCTTTTTTGATTTAATATTTCAGATTGTACTGCTGCTGATATCGCAATTCCAAGCTGTCTGCCTTGCTGTTCGTCACCTTCAACAGACGAACCAGAAGCATCTACGTTTATAACTACATTTGTAGATCCTCCTAATTTATTGTTTGGTGTTATGTGACCACTAGCTCCAGGTGTAAACAACTCTGGACCACGCTCACCAACAATAAAACTGCCACCTCGTTTTACTGGCCCACCTTCTGCCCTAGCTCCAAAGAATTTACCAAGACCACCAGGAAGTCCTCCTAAGAAAGAATTAACGCCAAACTGTATAATTGATCGTTGAATCTGTGTGAATACGCTACGAGCTACATCACCAAGAGTCTTAGTGCCCTGTATTGCACCTTGTATAGCATCCACTATCCCAGTCTCAATACTTTGTCCTATTGATTTATATAAAGCATTTAATTTTTCTACCTGTTTAACTTCTTGTTCAATAGACTCTAAAGCATTAACAAGTGCTACTATCTGATCTTTCTTATCCTTTCCATATTCTTTAACTAAGTCTCTTATTTTCTTTTCCTTAGTAGCACGTTCTTTACCTAATGATAAGATTTCTGCATTAAGTCTTATTTGATCTAGTAAATCAGCCTTAAAATTATCAAAGTTAGTACCTAAGTCTCTGGATCCTTTATTAATATCATCTATCTGAGCCTTTATATTGCCAAATACTTTTTCAAAAAACGGTATTCTTTCTAACTGTAAAATTATGTCTTTAATAAATCCAGCTATTTGACTTGCCAAAAAGTTAAATAACTTTATTACAGCAGTTAGTCCTTCTACTAATTCGGTAATTATAAATGTAAACGGAACGGCTATTATTCCCAACGCTGTTGAGGCTGCTGCAACAAGTTCTTGGAATCTTGAGCCAAGTAAATTTAATTGATTACCTATATCAACCAACGTGTCAGGTCTGGATGTAAATGTGCCGAAACCTCCTGTTTGTCTTGCAGCTTCTTTTGCAATCTCTTGTCGAGCACCTTCAAAATCTCCTACTCGTTTTAACTTATTAACTGTTTTAGTTAATTGTGCGTTTACACGAATACCAGATTGTTCTAAAGCATCTAAATTTATACCTTGTGCAGCTAAACCTATATCCTTTACTTTAACTAAAGTACGCTCCAAAAGCGTACCAATAGCACTACCAAATATTTGACCACCAAATTCCTCACCTGCTGGGGCAAGGAAAGATCCAAGTAAACTACCACCTACTGCTCCAGCACCTCCACCAAATAGTAGGGGAAAACCTGCTCCGAGTAACTGACTTTGCCTTCTCTTAGACCTAGCACGTTGTTCATTTTTAAGTTCTGTTTTTTGTTGCCTTATTCTCTTTTGACGAACTTTGTTTAAGTCCATCTCCATTTGAAGTCTCTTTTCTAACTCTTTATTTATTTCTCTTTCTCCTCTTTTTTCTTCCTTCTTTTCTTTTACTTTTTTCTTAGGTTTATCTAATCCAGCAGCTTTATCTGCTGCTTTTTGTATTTCTGCGTTTGATCTTAACTGTTCTCCTATTGCTTTACTTATAAGTAAGAAGTCTTTTGAACCCGCCACAGACAATTCTAACATCCTGTTAAGAAGACCCATGGCTTCTCTACCAGCAAGCATGGTTTTAGGAAACTCACTTATTTCCTTTAATCTGTTTTTTACATCTCCACCAGCAGCACCTCTTAAAGCCTCTCGATTACCACTTGCTTGTGCAAAAGCACTAGCTTCCATTCTTATCTTCTTAAAATTACCTGCAATAAGAGCCGTTGCTTTTTCCTGTCTCTCTGCTGCACTGTTGGCTTTATCAAATGCTAATCTTACCGCAGAAAGTTCATCTCTTACTTTTGCTATAGATCTTCCAAATCCATCAGTTCTATTGAAAGAAAATAGTTTTGCAGTTATTTCATCAGCCTTTTTTAATTCTTTTTGTAGTCTTTTTGCTGCCTCTTGTGCTCTATTAGTTTTTAATTTTATTTGTTTTTTATTTAATCTGTCTACAGTCTTTTCTAAAGCTCCTATCTTTTTAAGAGATTCATTTAGCTCTTTTTCTACAGTTTTTATTCTTAGCGTTATATCTTTTTGTGCCATTTAGCCTTAATTAGACAAACTTATATTCTATTCTACCTTGATCTGGGAATAACGCTTCTTCTTTGAACCTTATTCTCCTCTTTTTTGAAATTATCGTTACGTATTTCATAAAAGGCAGCCCAGCCAATCATTTCCTCAATAGTCAGTTTGCTGCACAAGTCTTTGACAGTCATCTTTAACTCATTTGCTAAAGAGTAAATAAAATACCAATCAGGATTTGCTTTTCAAGTCGGCTTTTGCCTCTTCAACCTCCTGATCTGTACCTGCCTGAAGCATTGATAACTGTATTTCCTGAAGAACACCTGCTGCAACTTCTCTTCGCAGAGAAGCTTTATCTCCATCAGCAAATAATCTATTACCTTCCTTATCTATTGCTTTTTCTATCATTAGTTGTAGAGCAAAATCATTTGTATCTTCCGTTCCACTCTTTTTCTGGATCATTTCACGTTCAGCGATAGTAAGGGGATGCCAGTAAACAGTAAGTACGATATTATCTTCAGAGTCTTTTATATCATATTTGTATAGCTGACTTACTCCAAACTTATTCTTTAAGAGATCAATGGCTCTAGTCATAATTCTGTTAGATTGCTACTCTAATATACTACGAATTGGCAGAAAAAGCACAGGATAGAACACCCAGAAAGTGTGATCTGTTTTCAACTTCTACAGGTATTGGACCAGTTATCTCTTCAACTCTGGGTTTACAACTGAAGGTATCTACATAGTC